CGACACCAAGACGGACGAGGCCAGCTTCGACGGCCTGGCTCCGCGCATGGGCGCCGTCGCCACCGGCATCACCGGCTCCCAGGTGAAGAGCCACGGCACCGTCACCGGCTCCGACGGCTGCTCGCTCTACATCATCGACTGGGGCGAGAGGGCGGCGCACCTGATCTTCCCGCCCAACACCACGGCCGGCCTCGACGTCCAGGACCTGGGCGAGATCCCGGTCAACGACGCGGACAGCGCCAGCTTCCAGGCCGGCGTCACGGTCTACGAGTGGTTCGTGGGCCTGGCCGTCAAGGACCCGCGCCACATCGCCCGCATCGCCAACATCGACCTCTCCGACTCGCTGGTCGACGCGCCCACCACGGGCAAGCTGTTCGACGACCTGGAGCAGGTCATGTCGAAGATGCCGGAGCCGGGCGGCGCCCAGCGCGTCATCTACTGCCCGCTGGCGCTCTACGCCGGCTTCCTGAAGCAGGCCCGCACCGTGAGCAACCTCGCGCTCTCGATGCAGGACTACCTGGGCAAGCCCACCCCCAGCTTCTGGGGCTACCCCATCCGCCGCTCCGACCAGCTCTCCATCACCGAGGCCACCGTCAGCTAGTTGCTGACCTGAGCCAGGAAAGGAACCGAACCATGATCCTCGACTACGACAACGAGTTCACCACCCTCGCCGGGCTGGCCGTCACGGCCGCCGCCATCGGCACCAAGGTGAACGACGCCGGCTCCGGCTACACCCGGGACTGGGCGGCGGGCGAGCCCGTCGCGGCCTACGCGCGCGTCACCGGCGCCGCGGCCTCCAACCCCACCACCTCGATGACCATCGACATCATCGCGGCGGACAACGCGGCGCTCACCACCAACCCGGTGGTCCTCTCCACCGTCACCGTGCTCGCCGCGGCCCTCGTGGCCAACAGCGTCCACGCGCTGCCGCTGCTCAAGGCCGGCGCCAACAAGCGCTACCTCGGCTGCAAGTTCACCCCGAACGGCGGCAACGCCACCACGGGCTCCTTCATCTGCGGGCTCGTGCCCGCCGAGGGCCGCCCCCAGGACGGCGTGAACTTCCTGTAGTCCCCTGACCGGGCCGGCCCTGCAGCTCGGGGCCGGCTCGGTCTCCCCTTCGGAGACACCATGACCGCTCAGTTCATCGTCACCAGCGACCCGGGCACCTTCGTCCAGGGCGTCGGCTTCGTCCGCCCCGGCGAGATGTACACCGCCCCCCCGGGCCACGTCCCGTCCCGCACCGTCCTGCCGGTCAACGCCGAGGCGGTCGCCGAGCTCAAGAAGCTCAAGGACCAGATGCTCGCCGTCGGCAAGGCGTACCGCGACGAGGCCGCCGTCCAGGGCATCGACGCCGACGACAAGAAGCTCGCCCTGGCGCGCGCCAAGCACGTCGAGAACCAAGCCAAGGCCATCAAGAGCGAGACCACCCCGGTCGAGCGGAAGGCGCCGGTGGTCGAGAAGGCCCTCTCCCTCGAGCAGCTGGGCCACGCGATGGCCGGCTCCGACGCTCCCGGCGAGAAGCAGCAGAACCGCAAGCTCTAGGCAAGGAGGCGCCCCATGGCGGAGAGCGACGTCGACATCTGCAACCGAGCGCTCGCCTCCGTGGGGAGCACCAAGCTCATCGAGGCCCTCGACCAGACCGGCAGCACGGAGGCGGAGCAGTGCCTCCTCTGGTACGAGCGGCTCAGGGACGAGATCCTCCGGGACCGCGTCTGGAAGTTCGCCACCCGCCGCGCCACCCTGGCGCTGGTGGCGGGCGAGACCCGCACCGACTGGGGCTTCGTCTACGCCCTGCCCAGCAACTGCCTCCAGGTCCGCGGCCTGGTGCTCCCCGGCGCGCGCAGCCCCTGGATGCTGCAGGGCTACCCCTTCGCCTACTACCAGGGCGCCACCAGCTACACCGGCGTCGGCGTACCGGCCTCCAACAAGACCGTGCCCTTCGACATCGAGGCCCGGGTCGACCCGGTCACCGACGAGGTCATCGGCAAGGTCCTCCTCTGCGACATGGAGAGCGCGGAGCTCGTCTACACCGTCCGCGTCACCAACCCGCAGGCCTTCGACCCTGACTTCGAGGCGGCCCTCGAGCTCTACCTGGCCTCCAAGCTGGCCCTCGCCCTGCCCAAGGACACGGCCCGCTCCCGCGAGCTGATGAACGAGTACCTGGTCGCCTGCAGGAAGGCCGGCGCCAACTCGGTCAACGAGGAGACGGCCGACCCCGAGGGCGCCTCCACCTTCGAGGCCTCGAGGCGCTGATGGCCGAGTTCCGCCAGACCTCCTTCGCCGGCGGCGAGTTCAGCCCGACCCTCTGGTCGCGGATGGAGCTCGAGCGCTTCGCCACCGGCCTGCGGACGGCGCGGAACTTCTTCATCACCGAGCACGGCGGCCTGAAGAACCGGGCCGGCACCGACCTGGTCGATGAGATGCTAGGCAGGACCCGCATCCTGCGGTTCGTCTTCAGCGACAGCCAGAGCTACGTCCTCTGCTTCACCGACCTGAAGCTCCGCATCTCCAGCCAGGGCGGGATGCTGGAGAGCTCGCCCGGCGTCCTGCTCGAGGTGACCACGCCCTACCTCGAGGCGGACCTGGCGCGGCTCAAGATCGCCCAGCAGGGCGACATCATCTCGATCACCATGCGCGGCTACGCGCCGCGGGAGCTCCGCCGCTCCTCGCACACCAGCTGGGCGCTGGCCACGGTGGACTTCACCGCCCCCACGCCGACCTTCACCGCCACCATCGCGGTCCAGGCGCCCACGCTCACCGGCGCCAACGACACCCACCCGGTGAAGGAGTGGCAGTGGGTGGTCACGGTGCTGGGCCAGGACCTCTCCACCGGCCAGATCACCGAGTCGGCGCCCACCCTGGTCTCCCAGAAGTGGTCGACCACCACGCCGATCTGGAACATGACGACGACCTACGGCGCCGGCGTCCGGGTCTTCTACCAGGGCTCCACCTACGTCTCGACGACGGCCGCCAACCTCGGCTTCCCTCCCACCAACACCACCTGGTGGACGAAGGACGTCACCCCGGTGGTCACCATCACCTACGCGCCCCTCGAGGTGCCGGTGGTGCTCTACCCGGACCGCGTGGTGGTGCTGGACTGGTCCTACGACGGCGCGGGGAAGGGGACCATCCCCAACTGCCGGACCATCGCCTACCGGATCTACCGAGGCCGCAACGGCATCTTCGGCTTCGTCGGCGAGACCTCGATCACCGAGTTCCGCGACGACGGCGTCATCCCGGACTTCAGCGTCAACCCGCCCCAGGGGACCGACCCCTTCGCCGTCTACGACGCCAGCGGCGCGGTGGTGAGCCACGACTACCCGGACGTGGTCACCTACTACAGCCAGCGGCGCTGGTTCGCCCGGCTGGGCCGCCTGCAGGGCTCGACCATCAACGCCTACTCCAACTTCGACGTGAGCTCCCCGAGCCGCGCCGACCAGGCCGTCGACTTCACCCTGGCCAGCCGCTCCTTCGAGGAGATCCGCTCGCTGGTGGGGCTCGACATGCTGGTGCCCCTGACCGCCTCGAGCGAGTGGTCGGTCCGCGGCTCCGGGCGCGAGGAGGTCGTCACCCCCACCTCCATCTTGGCCCGGGTCGGCTCGGAGAGTGGCTCGAGCTGGTGCGACGCCCTGGTGGTCGACGACATCATCCTGCACGTCACCACCAAGGGCACCCGGGTGCGCGAGCTCGTCTTCGACGCTGGCCGCGGGCGCTACGCCGGCGGGGACCTAACCGTCTACGCCAAGCACCTCTTCGTCGGCCGCACCATCGTGGACTGGGCCTTCCAGGAGGAGCCCGACCACATCATCTGGTGCGTCCTCGACGACGGCGAGCTCGTCAGCCTCACCTACATGCGCGAGCAGCAGCTCTGGGCCTGGACGCGCCACGACACCCAGGGGACCGTCGAGGCGGTCTGCGTGGTGCCGGAGACCACCGAGGACCACCTCTACCTGGTGGTGCTCCGCAACGGGCGGCGCTTCCTCGAGCGGATGGCCAGCCGGGTGGTCACCGACGTGCGCGAGGGGCTCTTCCTCGACTGCGCCCTGTCCTACGACGGCCGCAACACCACCTCGAAGACCCTCACCGTGTCCGGCGGCTCGACGTGGGAGCCCGACGACGTGGTGACCATCACCGCCTCGGCCGACACCTTCTCCGCCTCCAACGTCGACGACGCCGTGGTCCTCGACGCCGACGGCTCGCCGGTCGAGCTCGTCATCACCGGCTACACCAGTTCCACCGTGGTCACCGCGCGCCTCGAGTCGGCGGTCCCGACCGCTTTCCAGGCCCAGGCCACCACCAACTGGGCGCTGGCCCAGAACCAGATGAGCGGCCTCGACCACCTCGAGGGGCTCGAGGTCAACGCCCTGGCCGACGGCTCGCCGGCCGGCCCGTTCCTGGTCTCCGGCGGCACCATCACCCTCGACACCCCGGCGGTCATCGTCCACGCCGGCCTCGGCTACGACCAGGAGGTCGAGACCCTCGACTTCGTCGGCCCGCCCAAGGCCAACGTCAAGGCCATCACCAACGTCAAGCTGGAGATCGACGGGACCAAGGGCCAGCTCGAGATCGGCGAGAGCCTCACCGACATGCAGGTCTGGGATCAGCGGGCCGTCGAGCAGGGCTACGGCCCCATCCCCCTGGAGACCCTCGAGGCCGACGTGCGGCCCACCTCCAAGTGGTCGAGCTCCGGCCGGGTGGCCATCCGCAACACCGAGCCCACCCCGGTCACCATCCTGGCGATCACCCGCGAGGCGGACGTGGGGGGCAAGTGAGCGGCCTGGTCACCATCCTCCCGGCGACGAAGGAGCACGCCCGCCAGATGGCGCCGCTCATGCGCGCCGCCGACCAGGACGAGGTCCGGGCCTCCGGCGGCTACGAGCCCATCGACGCCCTGCTCGAGGCGCTGGCCTGGTCGGCCGAGGCCTACGCCGGCTTCATCGACGGGGAGCTCGCCTGCCTCTTCGGCATCGTTCCTGGAACCTTCCTGACCGGGGAGGCTGTCCCGTGGCTCCTCACCTCCAGCGTCGTCCAGCGCAAGCCCCGCGCGTTCCTGCGGGCATCCCGGGAGGTCATCGCCGACTGGATGGGCAAGTACCCCGTCCTCGTCCAGCAGGTCGACGCCCGCTACGCCCAGGCCCTGCGCTGGGCCGCGCACGTGGGCTTCCAGGTGGAGGCCCCGGTGCCCTGGGGCATCGCCGGTGAGCCGTTCTGCCGCATCAGCATGAGGAGGAACTGAGCATGTGCGAACCCGTCACCCTCGGCATCGCCATCGGCGCGACCGTGCTCGCCGGAGGGGTGAAGGCCTACGGCGAGTACCAGCAGGGCGAGGCCGCGGCCAAGGCCGCCCAGCAGCAGGCCACCATGGAGCGCGCCGCCGCGGCAGACGCCCTGCAGCGCGGCGCCACCGAGCAGGGAAGGGCGCGCACCGCCGGCTCCCAGGCCATCGGCGAGAACGTGGCCGCCCTGGCCGCCGCCGGCGTCGACGTGCAGGCCGGCTCGGCCGGTGCCTCCCTCGCTGACACCCGGTCCCAGTCCGAGCTCGACGTGGGCACCATCCGCTCCAACGCGGCGCGGGCCGCCTGGGGCCACGACGTCCAGGCCGGGCAGCTCGACTACTCCGCCAAGAACGCCCGCTACCAGGCGAAGCTGGCCATGGCGGGCACCTTCCTCGGGACCGCGGCCAGCGTCGCCTCCATCGCCGGCGCGGCGCCCAAGGGCGCTCCGGCCGGAGCAGCCCCCACCGCCAGCGGCATGGGCGGCCCGACCTTCGGCGCCGAAGGCTACTACGTCAACATGCCCACCAAGATCGGCAGGTAGCCGGTGCCCACCGTCCGCGTCTACCAGCCGCAGGTCCAGCAGGCGGCCCTCCCGTCGCCCCGCATCATCCAGGGGGACACCTCCGGCTACGACGCCCTGGCCCGCGGCCTGGGCACGGTGGCCTCGGTGGCCAAGCAGCAGGCGGACCAGGAGATCGAGAAGACCCGGAACGCCCGGCTCATGGACGCCTACGCCGAGCTGGCCACGGGCCGGCAGGACATCGAGTCGGTGGCCCAGCAGCAGAAGGGGAAGAGCGCCCTCGAGCAGGACCTGGTCAGCCAGACCGGCGAGCTGCTCGACAACCACGCGGCCAAGATCACCGACAGCCTGAGCAACGACCAGGAGCTCGTCGACCGCTTCAAGAAGATCCAGCTCGAGCAGAAGATGCAGCTGCGCGGCACGGTCGAGCGCCACGTCACCACCGAGAGCGAGAACTACCAGAAGGTCTCCTTCGACACCGCCCTGCAGAAGGCGACCGAAGGCGCCAAGCGGGAGGCGCTCCTCGGCAACGTGCCGGGCGCCCAGGCCGAGCTCGGGAACCTCCGCGGCGTCATCGACTCCTACGGCGCCGGCCAGGGCTGGGACAAGGACACCAGGGACCGGGTGCTCCTCAACGCCACCAGCGCCACGCACGCCGGGGTGGTGAAGGGGCTCCTCGCCGGCGACGCGCCCCGCCCCGACATGGCGACCGAGTACCTGCGGACGCACCGCGCCGAGATGACGACGGAGGCGATCAGCACGGCCGAGACCGAGATCCGACCTGCCTCCATGTCGGTGAAGGCGGAGCAGCAGAAGAGCGCCATCGTGGCCGGCGCGACCGACCCCAAGACCGGCGTCTTCGACCCGGCCAAGGCGCTGGCCGGGGCCGAGGCGCTGCCGGACACCGACCTGACGAAGCCGATGGTGCGCCAGCTCGTGCACCAGGCGGTCGCCGCCACCCAGCAGCTGCAGCTGACCGGCGCGGCGCAGGCCGCCTCGGTGATCTCCTCCCTCTACGAGCGGAACGGCCACAACCTGCAGGGCGCGGTGGCCACGCCCGAGGGCGCCAAGGCGCTCCTCTTCCTCCAGGACTCGAAGAACGGCCTGACCGCCCAGCAGCACTGGCAGGCCCTCGAGGCGCTGGCGCACGCCGACATCCAGCGGTCGAAGGCCGAGAGCGCCCAGGCCGAGGACAAGGACGTGGCCCCCTGGGTGAAGTTCCTGGGCGACACGGCGAGCCCCGAGCAGCAGGAGGCCGTCGCCTCCATGACGCCCGAGGCCTTCACCTCGCTCTACGTCCTCGGCATCGACCCGAAGACGGGGAAGCAGGTCCGGGATCCGATGCCGGAGAAGTACCGCCCCCAGGCCGCCGCGCACTTCGGCGCCATCAAGCAGAACGGCACCAAGGAGGCGCTGCCCGAGCAGCTCATCCTCCAGCGGATGCGGGTCCAGCGGCAGGCGCCGGAGGACGGCCCGGGCGTCAAGGCCAACGACCCCTCCACCTGGTCGACCTCGCAGCAGGTCCGCTTCACCTTCGTGCGCGAGGCCGTGCGGAAGGAGCTCGCCACCTTCCGGGCGCTGAACGAGGGCGCCGCGCCGAAGGACCCGCAGGTCTGGCAGGACTGGATCGACAAGTCGATGGTCACCGTGATGACCGAGGGCCGCGTCTACGGCAGCAACGAGCGGAACCTCGCCCTGGTGGCCACCGACCCCTCGGCCCAGGCGCACCGGATCGTCGACTTCAAGGGCTCCATCCCGAAGAGCGACCTGACAGTCATCAACGCCGAGATCGCCGCCTACAACGCCGCCCACCCCACCGCCCCGCTCCCGCTCGACGAGAGCACCCGTCGCAAGGGCTACATCCGCCTCCTTCGCCAGCGGGCCGGCCAGCCGCTCGAGGACCCCAAGTAGATGGCCCAGCCTGCCTACCTCGGTCTCTTCGAGCCGTCCGCCACGCCCCCGGTCCCGGACCCGGGCGCCACGCCGACCGCCCCGCCCGCGCCGTCCACGCCCGGCGACCTGGGCTCGACGCCTGCGGCCCCGCCGGCCCCCGCCTCGGCGGCCGCGCCAGCGCCAGCAGCCCCCCCTCCGGCGCCCCCAGCTCCGCCGGCCGGGTACATGGGGCTCTTCGAGGCGCAGGCGCCCGAGTACGACGCCCGCCAGAAGCGCGAGCTCGAGGACCTCAAGGCGGCCGACATCGCGTGGCTCGCCGAGTCCCAGACCATCGACCCGGAGCGGCAGGCCGAGATCCTCAAGCTCTCCGCCGCCACGGGGATGAAGGCCTCCCTGGTCGCCACCAACTTCGACCTGGTCAAGCGCCGGCTCCACGCCCAGCAGATCGACCCGGGCCGCGTGGTGGCCACCAACCCGGCGCTGGCCGCCATGCTCGCCGACCCCGAGCTGGCGCCGATGGTCCGCGACGACGTGGCCAAGCTCGACGACCTGGCCTGGTTCTTCAAGGTGCCCGGCGCGGCTCTCGCCGGCGGCATGGAGCAGGCCCACTACCAGGTCGACACCCTGCAGAAGTTCTCGGGGCTCAACACCACCGCCAACGAGGCGGACGTCGAGTACCTGAAGAAGAACCACATGGCGCGCGACTACGGCGCGCGGAGCTGGCTGGGCAAGGCCTGGCAGGGGCTCTGGTTCAACCTCCCCACCTTCCCGATCAGCATCGGCGGCCGGGTGGCCGGCACCGCCATCGGCACCGCGGTGGGCGGCGGCGCGGGCATCGAGACCGGCCCGGGCGCCGTGGTCACCGCGGGCGCGGGCGCCATCGCGGGCGAGTACGCCGGCGGCGCCACCGTCGACTTCCTGCAGATGGTCGGCCCCCTCTACCAGCAGATGCTCGACCTCAAGGACGAGCAGGGGAACCAGCTGCTCTCCGACGACGAGGCTCGGGCCTACGCCTTCAGCGGCGCTGCCACGGCCTCCGCCATCACCGGGGCGCTGGACCGGCGCGTCGCCCGCTTCATCCCGGGCGTCGACGCCCTCCTGGCCAAGGTGGCCGGCGTCGAGGTGAAGAAGACCCTCACCAAGATCACCCTGGGCGAGGGCATCAAGACCTTCAGCAAGGAGACCGCGAAGAACGTGGCCACCGGCGCGGCGGCCGTGGCCACCATGAACGCCATCAACGCGGCGACCATGGAGGCGGCGCAGATCAACCACGGCACCGCCCAGCTCGACCTGGCGGCCGCGGGCCGGGTCGGCACGGCCGCGCTCGAGGGGCTCCGGCAGGGCTTCACCGACATGGCGCTGCTCTCGGCGCTCCACCCCGCCCTCGACTTCTACAAGAACGTCGGCTGGGTGCGGACCAGCCAGGAGAACTTCGCCAAGATCACCGCGATGACCGACACGGTGGAGGGCGCGAAGCTGCGCCTCCGCTCGCCCCAGCTCTTCGAGAAGTACCTCGGCCGGCTGAAGCAGGAGGGGGAGGGCGCCACGCACCTCTTCTGGGCGGTCGACGACTTCGACAAGGCGGCCGCCGAGCAGAAGCTCGAGCCCCGCGCCATCGCCGCCGAGATCATGGGCGACGGCGGCTCCGGCTACGACCAGGCCAAGGCCAACGGCGGCGACATCTCGGTCCCCATCGAGCAGGGCCTGGCCCGGCTGGCGCAGACCAAGGAGGGGCTCGCCCTCGTCGCCAGGGACGCCCGGCTCGACCAGAAGGACCTCTCCGGCCGGCAGCTCGAGGCGCTCCAGGCGAAGGCCAAGAAGCTGGCGGAGCTCGCCCCCGAGGCGATGAGCGAGCCGCAGCGGCGCATCCTCGATGACTGGAAGAAGCGCTGGGAGGGGAAGACCTCCCCCGACGACGCCGAGGCCACCGGCCGCCAGCTGGCCGCCTTCTACGAGGTGATGGCCGGCTACCAGAAGGACCGGACCACCAGCTGGGACCTCTACGAGCGCACCACCTCCAAGCTCACCACCCACGGCCCGAAGGACACCGCCGGCGCGCCGCCGGACGCCAAGGTGGCCTACCTGCAGTCGGCCATCGGCCTGGTCGAGCAGAAGCTCTCCGCCATCACGCCGGCCGCCGCGGCGCGCGACCTCACCGAGCACTACCTGAAGGCCTCCCCGGCCGACCAGGCGCGCATCTACTACGTCGACCCGAAGACCGGGCTCCACAACGACCGCGCCCTCTGGGACGCGCCGGCGGACCCGGAGAAGCCGCTCTTCGCCCAGGTCCAGATCTCGGGAAAGAAGGCCGCCAACGACAAGCACGGCCACGACACCGTCGACCGGACCTTCCGGGCGGTGGGCAAGGCGCTGCTCGAGGCGGGCGGGGACCATGTCGCCAAGGTGGGCGGCGACATCATGTTCCGGGTGAAGGACGCCGCCGAGGCGCAGGCCATCCTCAAGGCCGCCCGGGCGAAGCTGCCCGCCTGGATGGAGCTCTCCGTCGGCGTGGGCCAGCGGGGGGAGAGCCTGCGCGCCACGGTGGACGGGATCAACGCCGGCCACGGGTCGCTCGTCGAGGCGGCGCGCAAGGCCGGGACCTTCGCCGGGCGGGAGGCCATGCCGGCCACCTTCCAGGCGCTGGGGAAGTCGAAGGGGAAGAAGGCCTACGGCACGGCGCTGGCGGCGCTCTCGCCCGACCAGGCGCAGGTCCAGCTCTCCCCCGAGCTCCAGGCGGCGCACGCCCAGCTCGACCCGCGGACCGCCGCGGAGAAGGCCTACCGGACCGAGGGCGGGCTGCTCACGGCCGCTGGCTGGGCGGCGCGGCGCGCCGAGGGCGTGGCCAAGAAGCACGTGGCCTCGGCCGACCTGCGGAAGATCGCCCGGCTGAACGGCGTCTTCGGCACCGAGGCCACCGACCGGATCCTGCTCGACCTGGAGGCCATGGTCCGGGACGCCGGCGGCGCGGAGTTCGACGCGGCCCACCTGAGCGGGGACGAATTCTCCTTCCAGCACGACGACTTGGCCAAGCTGGAGGCCTTCAAGGCGAAGCTGAAGGCAGCAGGTAGGGAAATGTGGTACAGGTTGGAGGACACGAAGGACGGCTCTATCCTGTCTGCGGACGGGCTCGAGTTGGCCGTTGGAGTGGGGAGGACCTGGGATGAAGCCGACGGAGCAGCCCTCGCAGCCGACAAGCAGGCCATCGACAAGCAGCTCGGTCCCGGCTGGGAAGAGCGTCGGATCGCTCGACGACTTCCTGGCGAAGGCGGAGGCGGAGAAGACCCCGCCCGGCCGCTACCGCCTGGTGGCGATGGGTCGCGGCTCCCGGGTGACCTGGCAGGATCCGAGCTACTCGGCCCCGACCAGTCCCTCCCCGGCCTCGCCGCCGACCGAGCCGACGAAGTAAGGAGCCTCCTCGAGGAGCGGTCCCGCCTCCGCGCCGAGCTGGCGCAGGAGGCCACCTCCCTGGCGCAGCAGGAGGCCGCCCAGGCCGTCGACGCCGCCTACTGGGGCGAGGACGGGGGGCAGGGCCGCGGCGCGGCCGCCCGAGGGCTGCAGGAGGCCCCTGACCCCGGTGGCAGCGCGGTCGTCCCCCGCGCCGACCTCCAGGCCATCGCCGACGCCACCGGCACCCCCGTCGGGGAGCGGGGCGAGGTCAACGCCGGCGAGGTGCTGGCGGTGCTCGGCCAGACCCGCGACTGGCAGGGCTGGTTCGACCGCTTCTCGAAGAACGAGCTCGTCCAGAAGCACTACACGCCGGAGGCCCTCGAGGCCTTCCGGGTGGGCCTCGAGCGGACCGCCGCCATGTTCGGCGACTTCAGCCTGGTGCCGCCCGAGCTCGGCGAGAGCCCGATCCGGGGCAACTCCGACCCGCTCTTCAAGGTGACCTTCGACGTCACCACCATCTGCCCGCGCCAGGACGCCTACGTCTCGACGGTCTACAACGTCGAGCGGAAGCTGGGGCACCTGCTCAACCCCTACGAGCGGCACCTCGTCGGCATCATGCTGAAGGACGAGGGGATCATCCCCCCCTGCTGGTTCTGCTACGGGCAGGCCGGCCGCAACGCCTTCGACCTGGCCGTCGGGAAGGCGCTCACCATCGCCCGCGACTACGTGGCGGTCCGCCAGGGCGTGAAGAAGCCGGCGGCCGGCGCGCTCGACGGCGTCTTCTTCAAGGCGGGCCAGTACGACTGGAACCCGAAGGCCTCCTGGCGCGGCTTCCTCGACGCCAACTGGAAGGCGCTGGCCGCGAAGGGCGGCATGGACGAGGTCCGCATCCGAGACATCATCCGCGGCGAGGCCACCGCCAAGGACGCCCACGAGCAGCAGCTGGCCGACGCCACCAGGGCGCTGGCGCAGTCGGTCTCCAAGGGCAACAAGCCGAAGGGCTTCGGCTCCCTCAAGGAGCAGCTCTTCCGCATCGCCGACGAGAAGATGCGGCGCTACAACGCCATCGCCGGGATCCGCATGAACAGCCAGACCGACTTCCGGCCCTGGCACTTCCTCGAGGTCTCCGAGTTCCTGGGCCAGCTGGCGGCCCGCTCCGGCCTGGCGCACGTCTACACCAAGGAGGCCGACTTCGTCCGGGCCTTCGGCGCCACCGGCGTGAAGTTCAACCTCTCCCTCTCCTACGCCACCGACAAGGCCGGGCGCATGGTGGTGGAGGCCGGCGGCCGGCCCGTCTTCGACTCGGTGCGCGGCATGGCCGGCGAGGACGCCACCGCCCTGCGCGCCCAGTACCCCCGCGACGTGGGCGGGATGCTGGTGGCCCTCAACGACGAGCAGCTGCTCGCCGGCCTGGTCGACGGGCGCGTCGACATGATGATCCCGTACCACGCCGGCACCGTGCCGGGCGCCGTGGACCGGGCCGAGGGCGCGCGCGACTACTCCAACTGGCAGCACGAGCACTGGCCGGAGGGGACGAAGAAGGGCGAGAAGATCACCGTCCGCCTCTCCAACGGGAAGAAGGTCACCGTCGAGGGGCTGCTGCCCATCACCAGGGCGCACCACTTCAACGACGCCAAGCTCTACCTCGAGCTCTGCGAGAAGTTGGGAGTCACTCCAAAGTTCGCCAACGTCCCGAGCTCGGCCGACCCGGCGCAGCTGCTGCCCCTCCTGAAGTGGGACGGCAAGGCCAAGACCGCCGAGGTCAACCCCGAGTACATGAAGCTCGTCCGCGACGTGGCGCGCGAGCCCAACAACCAGGTGGTGGTCGACCCACTGAAGATCGACTTCACCTTCGGCGGCTCCCTCATCGACAAGTGGCGCTCCGCCGGCGGCGACACCGCGGCGAAGGGCGACCCGGCGCTCATCGACCGGGTGATGCAGCGGATCGAGATGCAGGACTGGCCGAAGGGCGTGGTCGACGCCGACGGCAAGGCGCTGGTCCAGCTCGGCGCGCGGCCGCGCGCGGACGGCGAGCCGGTCACCCGCCTCGAGGGCGCCCAGACCGTGCTGGCCCAGTCGGCCGAGCTCTTCGCCGGCAAGGACCAGGGCTACATCCTCTTCAGCCTGCCGGACGGGACGGGGGAGCCGCGCCGCTTCGAGATCCACCGGCTCCGGGGCGCCAACCGCTCCACCCTGGCGCACGAGACCGCCCACTTCATGCTCGAGGTGCTCTCCGACCTCGCCGGCGCGCCCAGCGCGGACCCCACGCTGCGCGCCCAGTACGACGGCCTGGTCAGCTGGATGGGCTACGCCTCCCACGACGAGCGGCTCGCCGCCGGCAAGGAGCGGGTGGCGCTCGGCGCCGCCGCGGCGCGCGACGCCGGCCAGGAGGCCCGCCTCAAGAAGCTCACCGCCAACGAGGAGCGCTTCGCCTACGGCTGGGAGCAGTGGCTGGCCGAGGGCAAGGCGCCGTCCAAGGAGCTCGAGGGCGTCTTCGCCCGCTTCTCCTCCTGGCTGCGCCGGATCTACCGGGTCGCCGACGCCATCGGGGCCAAGTACGAGGCCAACTTCGGGGAGGCGCTCGGCCTCACCGACGACGTCCGCGGCATCTTCAAGCGGCTCCTCGCCACCGAGGACGCCATCGCCGCGGCCGACAAGGAGATGGAGGCCGGGTCCTTCACGCCGCTGCTCGACCGGATGACGCCGACCCGGCGGGCCGAGTACGAAGCCCTCCGGGAGGAGGAGCGGCGCGAGAAGGAGGCGGAGCTCTTCCGCATGGCCTCCGAGTCCGACCTCTCCGAGGGGCGGAAGATGGTGGGCGAGGACCGGGCGCGCCTGACCACCGAGGTCGAGGCCGAGCTCGAGAAGGAGCCGGTCTACCGCGCCATCGACTTCCTGCAGCGCGACCTCACCCCCGAGAGCTCGGTGGTGGACATCGCCACCGGCCGCCTCTCGGCCGACCTGGTCGACGAGCACGGCCGCCCCTGGAAGCTCGACCGCAAGGAGCTCGTCCAGGCCTACGGCGAGGACTACGTGAAGACCCTGCCCCGGGGCGCCCTGGCGCGCGAGGGCGGGGTGCCGGCGGACTTCATCGCCGAGCGGCTGGGCTTCGGCTCGGGCGACGAGATGCTCAAGGCGATCCAGACCGCCAAGGATCGGAAGGCCGTGCTGGCCGCCGAGGTCCAGGCCCGCCTCGAGGCGATCTACGGCAAGGCCCTCATCGACGACCCGACCAAGCTGGCCGCGGCCGCGCTCGACGCCGCCCACTCGCCGGCGGACGCCCGGCGCATCCTCTTCGAGATCCAGGAGCTCGCCCGGGCGGTGAACGCCGAGGCGGCGCCCTCCAGCGTGGCCAGCCGGGAGACCCTGAAGGCGACCGCCGACCGCCTGGTCAACGCCGACCCGGCGCCCAGCGAGGCCCCGGCCGCCGACGCCTTCGTCAACAAGGGGACCACCGGCGACGCCCGGCGCCTCGACACCGAGCTCTACAAGGCCGCGGCCGCTCGCGCCGAGGACCTGTCCCTGCTCGAGCGCCAGCTCGCCGCCGCGCGCGACGCCGTCGACGCCCGGAAGGGCAAGGCGACCGCCGAGGAGGAGGCCCGGGTCAACGCCGCCTACGAGCGGCTCAAGGCCGCCCGGGACCGCCGGGACGCCTTCGCCCGGCTCCGCGGCATCACCGTCGAGCACGCCCGCGCCGCCGCGCGCGACCAGGTCAGCCGGCTCCTGGTGGGCGACCTCAACCCCAGCTACTACCTCGACGCCGAGAAGGCGGCGGCCCGCCGGGCCATCGAGGCGGCGGCCCAGGGCGACCTATCCCTGGCGGCCGACGAGAAGGAGACCCAGCTGCTCAACTGGGCGCTCTTCCGCGAGGCCTCCAAGGCGAAGGCCGAGGCGGAGACGATCACCGGGCGGCTGGCGCGGTTCACCACCGACCGGGAGCGGGCCAAGCTGGGGAAGGCCGGGGGCGAGTACCTGCCCCGGGTCGACAGCCTGCTCGGCGCCTTCGAGCTCAAGACCTCGGTCACCCCGGCGGAGATGAAGGGCCGGCAGTCGATGCTGGCCTGGCTCGAGGTGGAGCGGGCGGCCGGGCGCGAGCCGGTCATCCCGGACTCGATCCTCGAGAAGCTCGACCGCAGCGTCTCCTGGCGCGAGCTCACCATCGGCGACCTGCGCGACCTCTCCGACTCGGTGGAGAGCATCGTCCACCAGGCGAAGCTGAAGAATACCCTGATGACCTCGAAGGGCCGGCGCGAGCGCGCCGCGGCCAAGGCCGAGCTCATCAACGCCCTCACCGGCAACCTGCCGGTGCACGACATCATCGTCTCGAAGAACACGGTCCCCTACCTGCTCCAGAAGGCCCGTATCGGGAAGCGCCTCCGGGCCGGCCTCGTCAAGCCGGAGGAGCTGCTCCGCGAGATGGACGGCGGCCAGATCGACGGCCCCTGGTCCACCTACCTCTGGAACCCGGTCAACGACTCCACCTACGCCTGGCTCGATCTCGCCGACAAGACGGCGAAGCCGGTGCGGGACGCCATCCAGGCCCTGCCGAAGGAGGACATGAAGCGGCTGGTGAACACGCGCTTCAAGCTGGCCGGCCAGACCTGGACCATGGAGGAGGCCCTGGTCGTCGCCCTCAACTGGGGCAACGAGTCGAACGCCAAGAAGCTGCTCGAGGGTTGGAGCCAGAGCAACGTCTCCCGCTACCGCCTCGAGGGGTGGACGGCCGACACCGTGGAGGCCTTCCTCTCCAAGCTCAACCGCAAGGACTGGGAGCTCGTCCAGCAGGTCTGGGGCCAGCTCGAGACCCTGTGGCCCGAGATGGCCGCGCTCGAGAAGCGGCTCACCGGCCTCGAGCCGCCCCGCGTGAAGCCGCGCCCCTTCACCCGCCAGCTGGCGGACGGCACCACCATCGAGATGCAGGGCGGCTACTACCCCGTCTCCTACGACCCCCGCTTCAGCCGGCAGGGCGCCCGCCAGGAGGAGAAGACCAGCCTCCGCTCGGTGCAGCTCTTCGACCCCGGCTACTACCGGGCCTCGACGCCTACCGGCCACCTGCAGGCCCGCATCGAGGAGTTCGCCCGGCCGCTGGCGCTGTCCCTCGACGCCCTGCCGAAGCACGTCACCGAGGCCTCCAAGGACATCGCCATGCGCGAGTCCCTGCTCTCGGTGCACGACATCCTCACCGACGGCGACGTGCGGGCGGCCATGCTGCAGACCATAGGCGAGGACGGGATCAAGGTCCTCGACGGCTGGCTGCGCGACAGCGCCAACGACCTGGTCATCCCCGACGGCGGCGCCGGCGCCATCATCAACTTCAGCAACAAGGCGCGGACCGGCTTCACCGGCATGGTCTTCAGCTTCAACGTCGCCCAGATGCTGCAGAACTTCGCCAACGCGGCGAACGCCTTCGACGCGGTGCCCGTGAAGTTCCTAGGCAGTGGCCTGGCGCGGCTCGCCAAGGACCGCAGCGCGGCGATCCAGGAGATGCACGACCTGTCCGCGACGATGAAGCAGCGGTCCACCTCCTTCGAGCGCGACATCGGCGACTCCCTGCGCGCGCTTCGCGGCCAGGAGGGCGTGCTCGCCCGGACCCGCGAGGTCGGCCTCTGGGGGATGCAGGTGGTCGACCAGGTCGTCGCCGTCCCGACCTTCTGGGGCGCCTTCGAGCACGCCATCGCGTCGAAGGAGGAGGGCGGCCTGGGGCTCTCGAAGGACCTGGCGGTGCGGCACGCCGAGCAGACGGTCCGGCTCCGTATGGGTAGCGGGCTCACCAAGGACCTCGCGGCGGTCATGCGCGACCCGCGCGCGAAGTTCCTCACCATGTTCATGGGCTTCGCCAACGGGCAGCTGAACCAGCTCTTCGCGGCGCACGCCGACGCCAGCCTGGCCTGGAGCCAGGGAGACCGCTACCGGGCGCTCCGCCGCCTCACCAAGACCTACTTCTGGGTCGCGCTCATGGGCACCGTGGCCTCCGAGCTCTTCACCGGCCGGTCGCCGAAGGAGGAGGACGAGGAGGGGAGGAAGCGCTGGGGGAAGTGGGCCGTGACGAAGGCCGCCATGGCCCCGGTGATGTGGGTCCCGCTGCTCGGCCAGGTCGCCAAGGCGGCCGAGTCCGGGCGGGACGCCAGCATCACCCCCTACGCCCAGCTCTTCACCACGACGGCGAAGGCCACCGCCGGCGCCTGGCGCATCGGCGAGAAGGCGCTCGACGAGGACCAGGAGGTGAGCGTCGAGGAGCTCACCAAGGCCGGACTCAACATCGTCGAGGCCGCCGCGACGTGGAACGGTCTGCCCGTGTCCCAGGCCAAGGCCACGGTGGGCTACTGGAACGACCCGAACCGCAACGAGAGCGCCTCGGTGCCCGAGGACGTGATCGGGTCGCTGTACGGCAAGCAGCGCAAGGGCAGGCTCAACGAGGCCATCTTCGGACAGGAGTGACGCATGGCAGTGACGACGACGTCGAACACCGCAATCTACGCCGGCAACGGGTCCGCCACCGTCTTCGGGGTGCCCTTCCGCTTCCTCGAGGCGAGCCACCTGGTGGTCACCGAGACCGACGCGCTCGGCAACGTGAGCACGCTCTCGCTGGGAAGCAACTACAGCGTCTCCGGCACCGGCCAGGCCTCGGGATCGATCACCTGCAGCTCGGCGCCGGCAAGCGGGACCACGCTCACCATCACCCGGGTGGTCCCTTACACCCAGCCCACGACCTTCCGACTCGCGGGCACCTTCTCGCCTCGTTCCCATGAGGACGGGTTCGACCGGGCCGCGATGGCCACGCAGCAGCTGGCCAACCTGGTGGGCGCCGACCCGGCGCAGAAGAGTTACGTCGACCAGGCCGTGAACGACCGGGTGGCGGCGGTCGGCGTACCGATGACCAACGCCAACCTGGCGACCGTGGTGGCCACCGGCCACGCGGTGGCCCGCACCCTCGCGGACCACCTGGCGACTCTGCCGGATGCTGCCATCACGGCAGCGGGGTCGCTGACTGCTCGGACGCTCGCAGTTCGAGCTGCTGACGTGGTCAACGTGAAGGACTTCGGAGCGGTGGGCGATGGGACCACCGACGACAGCGCAGCAATCCAGGCAGCCCTGGCCTCTGCCGTGAGCACCAAGGCCGAGGTCTTCTTCCCGGGTGGAACCTTCGTAGCCGCAAATCTGCCCGTGACTCCCGGGTTGCACCTGCGCGGCTCTGGTCGAGATCGAACCACCATCCTGAGCACCGATGGCAGCACGGTGTTCACGTCCACGACTACGGCGGGCCTCCTGGAGCACGTCATCATAGAGGGAATGACGATCTCCGGCCGCGGACCAGGGGTTGGAACTGGCCACGGCATTCACATGCCCGATGATGGCTCCGGGTCGGGCGGAATCTTCCGGTCCACGTTCCGTGACCTCTACGTGGTCGGCTTCGGCGGCCGAGGCATCTACCTCCCGGGCTCCTGGAACATCACGCTCATCCACGTCGCCTCGGACAACTGCGGCGACAACCTGTTTGAGATCCAGGGTGGCAACACCACCACGATGGTCGGCTGCTACGCCATGCGGGTGTCGCCGGGCAGAGTGGGCTATCGCATCTACGGCGGCAAGGTCACCATGATTGGCTGCAACGGCATCGACAACGCCGGAGCTGGCAGTGCGTCATGGGGGTGCTTCGGCAAGATCGCCCGCACAGCGTGGGCTGGGCTCACGGCATATTCCAGGGGAGACATCCGAGCGGTGGGCGGGTACGAGTACCTGTGCATCACCGCTGGTAACTCTGCGGCTTCTGGTGGGCCATCGGGATACACGCAGGACATCACCGACGGCACGGTGCACTGGGCATACCTAGGAACCGCCGACACCGGGGCGACCAACTATGCCCGGATGACCCTGATTGGGTGCAACGTCGAGGCCTATCAGCTTCACGGCTTGCGCTTCAAGGACGGGTCTTGGTTCACCTCCACCGCCAACACCTTCATCGCTTCCAGCGCCGGTGTCGTGCGCGCTCTCGTCTACGACTACTCGCCCGGTACCGGGGCAACGATTGACAACGCCACGTCGATGCTCTCGTCCTACGGCGCCACCTTTGCCAATGGCACCGCAGTTCACGTTCTGACCGGGTCCTCACCGTTCACCATCCTGGGGGTCCCCGACGACGTGACGCTGCCGACCACCTACTGGTCCACGCCCTCCAACGCGGCCATCAAAATCGCGTCGATTACGACCGGCTACGAGTCGGTCTCGCTGTCGTCCTCCTTCTATTCCACCTCCGTGAAGGTGCCTTACTTCCATGCCGGGATCGGCCTGGTGGACAGGTTGATCACGCAGGCCAGCGTCGATCGTGGAGACGCCAGCCAGACGCTCACCGCGGGAACCGACAAGCAGATTCAGAGGTGGGCCACGGCACTAACCGCGAATCGAACCGTCACGCTCTCGACCACCGGAGCAGTCAACGGCGACACCTTCCGGGTGGTTCGCACCGGGCTGGGTGCCTTCACTCTGGACGTGGGTGGGCTCAAGACCATCCCCAGCTCCACGGCGGCATTCGTCGACGTGGCCTACGACGGGACGGCCTGGCGGCTCACCGGGTACGGGACGCTCTAGGAGGTCGGTCATGCGCTCATTCACTCTTGCCCTGCTGCTCCTTGCCCCGGCCGCCGCATCGGCTCAGGGCATCTTTAGGACCCCATCGCTGCGCTCCGACCCCACCCGGACCAACTACGCGCTGCGAAGCGAGACGAGCTGCGTCTCCAACCTGGTGCAGGCGCCCTGGACCGGACAGGGCGCGACCGAGACCTGCACCTCGGACTCGGCGAGCTCGCCCTTCGGCGCTGCGACCGCCGAGACCTTCACCTTCCCGTCGGGTACGACCTCGATCTACCAGACGCCCACCACGGCCACTGCGTCGACCTTCACTGCCGGGGAGTGGTTCTCCGCGACTTCGGGAACCACCTCGATGGTGGCCGGGATGCAGTGCCCTGCGGCCAACAACGCCTTGTCCTGCGGCTGCTCCAGGTCGGACGGGGTCTTCTGCACGGCCACGCCCTCGACGCGCTTCTGCTACGCACCGACAACTGTAGGAACCACGCCAGTCAGGGTATCCGTATCGATCACCTGCACCACGCCGCATACGACGCCCACCTGGCAGTTCTGCATGGGCGCTGGGACCTGCCCATCCGCCACCACTGGAACCCTGGTCGCCTGGGGATCTCAGCTCGAGGTCGGGACAGGGCTCACCAAGTACATCGCCACCACCACTGCCGCCGTGAAGCGCGTCCGCCGCGTCATCTGAGGAGACCACCATGAAGAAGCTCTTCGCCGTCCTGCTCGTCGCCCTCTTCGCCCTCCAGGCCCTGGCCACCACCACCTGGTCGAACGGCTCCTCGGCCCGCGTCTCCATCGCCACCTGCTCCACCGGCTCCGAGTCGGCGCCGACGCTGGCGACCCAGGGCCTCGAGCTCGCCAACGTCAGCGGCTTCACCGTCCACGCCGAGACGGCCGGCACGATGACCGCCGGCGGGGTCCTGCAGGCCTACCTCTACAACCCCGAGAGCTCGAGCTGGATCCGCTCGCCCGACCTCGACCTGGTGGTCCAGGCCCTGGCCAAGCAGAGCTTCGCCGGCTTCCAGGTGACGAGCTACGCCGGCCGGCTCGCCTTCGTCCCCAGCGGCGTGGGCGTGGCGGTCACCGTCTACATCGTCGGGACCTTCCGCTAGGCCATGCGGAACCTCCGGGTCCAGTACGAAGACTCCGAGCGGATCTCGCAAGAGATCACCGCACGGGGAGGCTCGTCTGAACCCGGGGTGCCCGTGCTGTCCATCAACACGATCCAGCTCGGAGGGCTCGACGCCTCGGCCTACCAGCAGGTCACGGCGCGGAGCGCGAAGCTCGGCGAGCTCGGCATCTGGGTGGGCGCCAGTCCGCCGGCGAGTCCCATCACCTACGCCGCGTGGATCAGCGGCACCACCGGCTACTGGGGCTGGATCTCGACCCCGTAAGGAGAGCGCATGGCGAACTGGACTCAGGAGGGCAGCAACTACGCCCTGACGCAGCTGGCGAAGGGCGGCATCATCGCCGCCGACACGCTCTATCTCGGCCTGGCTACGGCGGCGCCGGTCGCCGGCTCGACGCTGGCCACCATCTCCGAGCACACCACGGTCGGCGGCTACGGGCGGAAGCAGGTGACCTCGGCCAACTCCAACATCTCGGCCGGCGGCGTCCTGACCATGGGCGCGGCGGTCACCTGGGGAACGGGCATCACCCTCACCAGCGCCACGCACTGGTTCCTCTGCACCTCGGCCAGCGGCACCGCCGGGAAGCTCATCGCCTGGGGCGCGCTCTCGGCCACCAGGTCGCTTACCACCGCCGACTCCCTGACCGAGCAGATCTCCGGCTCTGGCATCTCCATCAGCTGACATGGGCGCCTCCGGCACTGCCACCATCGACTTCGGCGCCTTCCCGGGGTGCAGCGACGCCCACGTGGACGTGACGGGCCAGGGAGCCATCGTCGCCGGGTCGCTCGTCGAGGCGTGGCTCCGGCCGGCGGACACCGCCGATCACCTGGCGGACGAGCACTGGGTCGAGACGATCCGGGTGGTGGCCGGGAGCATCATCGCGGGGACCGGGTTCACCATCTACGCGGCAAACACCGGCCAAATCAACGAACCCCTGCCGGAGTGGCAGGGGACGGCCCGCACGACGGGTAGCGTCGGGACCATCCGGCCCGACACGGTGAGCGGCATGGGCACGCGCCTCTACGGCCTCTGGTCGGTAGCGTGGGTTTGGAACTGAAAGGGACGACATGGCGATCCAGCAGCAGGGATACAGCGGCACCATCTCGGAGATCGAAGCGGGGACGCGGGCGCAGCGGGTGGTCGCCAAGCCCTTCGACCACGGCGCGCTCGGCGCCTACCGATACGGCGGCCTGTCGGGCATCCTGCCGGCGGCGCTCGCGGCCAACTCGGAGATCTTCCAGTTCCGCTGGACGGACGCGACCCGGCTCTGCGTCGTGCGGAAGATCCGCATCAGCGCCTCGGTCACCACCACCTTCTTCGCTGCTGGCGTGCCGGTGCAGATCGACCTGGTGAAGGCCACCGGGTGGACCGTCGCCGGTTCGGGCGGCACGCGCGCCACGCCCGCCGCCATGCTGAAGCGCGAGACCTCGATGGGGTCGACGCTGGTGGCCGCCAACGACATCGGGATCGCGTCCACCGCCGCCCTCACCGCCGGGACGAAGACCCTGGAAACGCTGTCGATGGCAACGATCCTGGCGGGCGGCCCGATCACCGCCTCGCTCAACGGCACGATCATCCCTCCGGGCACGGTCCTCTGGGAGTCGGAGGTGGGTGACGGCGAGCACCCGCTCATCCTGGCGCAGAACGAAGGGTTCGTCATCCGCAGCGTGGCCGTCCCCGCCACCGGCACATGGCAGGCGGCCATCGGCATCGACTGGACCGAGGTCGCGAGCTTCTAAGCCATGTCCCTCCTCCTCGCGCTCCTCGGTGGTGGTGGCGGCTCGGTCTACACCGAGACCGCCTCCGCCGCCGGCGTGGCGTCGGTAGCAGGGGCCGACGTGCTCCTGGCCGTCGAGGTGGCCACCGCGGGCGGTAGCGCGAGCGTCACCGCGGCCGACGCCGCGCAGCGGGTGGAGACCGGAGCGGCCGGCGCCACCGCCACCGTCACCGGGACGGACGCCTGGCTCGGGGTCGAGACGGCCAGCGCCGCGGCGGCAGCGGTCGTCATGGGCGCGGACGCGGCAGCCCGGGTCGAGGTGGCGAGCGCCGCCGGCGCCGCGGTGGTCACCGGGACCGACGCCCTGCAGCTGCTCGAGCTCGCGGCCGCCGGCGGCATCGTCTCGGTCGCCGGCGTCGACGCGGCCGTCCTCCTCGAGCTCGCCGCGGTGGCCGCCACGGCCTCGGTGAACGGCACCGACGTCTTCTACTCGGGCAGCGGCACCATCTACACCGAGACGGCCAGCGCGGCCGCCACGGCGAGCGTCAACGGGCGGGACTTCTTCCTGCCGAACGGGCTCGCCCTGGTGTCCCCTGGCGGGCAGCTGGGCCTGAAGGTCTGGAATGGGAGCGCGTGGACATGAGCACTGAAGTACTCCTGCAGCTAGCCGGTCTGCTTGGCACCTTGCTGATCGCCATCCTGGCCTGGTCCCTGCGTCGCAACATTCAGTCGCTGGATGGCCAGATCAAGAACGTCGCCACCGACGTGCGCCAGCTCGCCGCCCAGGGCGCGCGCCACGGCGAGTCGCTCGCCGCCGGCGTCCAGCAGTTCAAGGCCGTCGAGAAGCGGCTCGACAAGCTCGAGGAGAAGCAGGACCAGTTCCAGGCCGACTGCATCGCCTGCCGGACGGGCCGCGGCCCATGACCCCTGCCGACTACATGGTCCTGGCGATCTCCGTCTCGCTGGTGCTCATCCTGGCGGTGGTGCTGGTGGTCTCTATCGGCCGGCTCAAGGTCTGGGAGGCGAACCGCCAGGACGCCCACGAGCGCCGCGCCACGGAGCGCGAGAAGCGCGCCTTGGAGCGGCACGACCTCCAGATGCGCGCGCTCGACCACAACAGGGCGATGACGCTCCAGGCGGTCAACCAGAGGATGCGGCTCGAGGACGTGGTGGGCGAACTGGACAGGCGGCTCACGGCCCTGGAGGCACGCTGATGGACATGGCCCAGCTGGTGAAGGACCTCACCGTCGACGAGGGCCGAAGGCTCAAGCCCTACCGAGACAGCCTCGGCTTCCTGACCATCGGGGTGGGCCGATGCCTCGACAAGATCGGCCTCACCTCCGAGGAGGCGGTCTGGTTCTTCCAGGCCGACCTCAAGCGCGTCTGGCGTGGGCTGCAGGATGGGATCACCGAGGCCGAGTGCGATCTCCTGCTGCAGAACGACATCAACCGGGAATGGGAAGCGCTCCGCGCCCACCACCCCTGGGTCGACCAGCTCGACGAGGTCCGCCAGGGCGTGCTGGCCAACATGGCCTTCAACCTTGGCGTCGACCCTCCGGGCCACCTGCTCGAGTTCGTCTCCGTGCTCGGCGCGGTGAAGTCCGGGCGGTACGGCGACGCGGCGGGCCTGATGCTCGTCACCCTCTGGGCCAAGCAGGTGGGTCCGCGGGCCTTCCGGCTCGCGGAGAAGATGCGGACCGGCCAGGCGCCCGTCCTGGAGGTCGCATGATTCAGCCGCTCAACGGGACTCGCACCCTCGTCGCCGTCCTCTTCGCCATCACAGCTCTGACGCTCGGCCTCTGGTTCATCGTGGCCGACCAGCGGCACATGGCCTACGGGGCCTTCTCGCTCGCCATCGTCGGCGTAGTCGGGGCCATCGCCACCAAGGCCTCGGTCGACGCCCTGTCCGCCGGCGACGGGACCAAGGGGGCCTGGGCCAACCTGACCACGCCGAAGAAGCCCGGGGAGCCGCCGGCGCCAGAGCCGCCCCCGCCGGCCGGCACGGTCGAGACCAAGACGACAACCACGGTGACGCCGTGACCCGCCTCCGCGCCATCCTCACCGCCTGGTGGTTCCTGCCCCTGCTGCTCCTCCTGGCGGGCCTCTGGCTGGCCTGGCAGCTGAACGCCGGACGGGAGAGCGAGGCGACCGCCCGCCGCCTGGCGGACGAGGCCCGGCTGCGCGCCGAGGGCATCCTGGTGGTGGAGCAGGCCAAGGGTCGGGACCTCGAGGCGGAGGCGCGCCGGCTGGGCGCCAGGGTGCCGGAGCTGGAGGCCGAGCTCGAGCGGGCGCGCAAGGCCGCGCCGGGCGCCCGGGTGACCGGGACCGTCTCGACCTCCACCGGCGGGGTGGTCGCCGGCGGGTCGCCCCGGCCCGGCCCGGCCTGCCCGGCGGCCGCGCCCCCCGCCGCCGCTCCGGCGCCGCCGTCCGGCCCGCCCGCGCCGGCCTGCGTCCTGGCCGACGGGGACGTGGGGGAGATCCGCGTCGACCAGGTCGCCATGGAGACGCGCGAAGGCGCGCAGCTGCTGGTGGGCTCGACCTCGGCCTGGCGCCTCGACCCGGGGCCGGCCACCAAGGTCATGTCGGGCAGCTTCCGGTCGGCCCTCTCGACGGCCAAGACCGAGCCGCCGCCGGCGCCGCCGGGGTGGGGGGCCGGGCTCTACGCCGGGGTCTCGCGCGAGGGGTGGGCGCTGGGGCCTGCTCTGGCGCTCCCGCCGGCCCGCCTGTGGGCGCTGCAGCTCGAGGTGGTCCTCGGAGCCGGGGTCGGTCCCGGCGGCGTCTGGACGGGCGCTGGAACGGCCCTGGCGCGGTGGTAGGCGGGCGGCCCTGGTAGGGCGGGTGGTTGCGCTGGGCCGCGCACGTCCACAAGTGTGGGACATGGCCCCCGCCCCTGACCCCCGCCCGTTGACGCCTGCCCAGCACCTCCTCGTCGCGGCCGCCCTACGGCGCGCCGCGGCGCTGGAGCTGGCGCTGGGCGACGACGTGGCGGCGGGCCGGAGGCTGCTCGTCCTGGTCGAAGAGGCGCGCCAGGGCCGGGCGGCGGCCGCGCAGTAGCTGCAGTCGTTCTGCAGTCATGGCCGGCAGGCAGCGTGCGATCCGTGCTACCCGTGCTCCAGGGCTGGCCGCGGTCGGTGTAGAGGATCCGGGTACTTAGCGACGAGCGAGGTCCTATGCGACCCGTGCAAGGGAAGGCTGCCGGGTTCGGGACCAAGGGGTCGCAGGTTCAAATCCTGTCTCCCCGACCACTTTTAGGCCCGGATTCGCGCACTTAGCGGATCCGGGCCTTCTTCTTTCCGCCGACCACTGAATCCTGCAGTCGCCCTGCAGTCGTTTCCGAGGGAAGAGGCGCTGCCGGCTGCACTTGGACTTCCGGCTTGACCGCCGCTCGCGCGGCTTGCGGACCCGTTGCGCCACTCGGAGAGGCTGACGGGTCAAGCCGCCGCTCCGTAGCCGGGAAGGCTACCAGCATCCCCTGTCGCAGGTCCTCGAGCTCGAGGTGCCCGTAGGTGTCGGCGGTCAGCCGGCTGTCGCTGTGCCGGAGCCCCTGCTGCGCCACCGCCAGGCCGGCCGCGCGCACCAGCTGCGTCCCGAAGCTGTGCCGGGTGTCGTGGAAGCGGACGTGCCGCGGCACCGCCTTGGCCCAGGTGGTCAGGTGGTGGCACTTCGGGCACTCCGCCGGCACGGCCTTCGACGGGCGGCGCTCCTTCCAGCCGCAGCGCCAGGCCCGGCAGCGCCACTCCCACCCGGTGACCAGGCCGGCCGCCGCCACCGCGCGCCGCAGGACCTTGCCCAGGCGCAGGCTGGTCGGGTGCATGGTCCCGTCGGCCTGGGGGAAGACGAGCTCGCCCCGGCTCTTCAGCGCCTCCTCGAGGTAGGGCACCAGCGCGGCCGCCACCGGCACCGGCAGCGCCTTGGCGTCCTTCGTCCTCGCCGCGTCCCAGCTCCGCCAGACCATGATGACGCCGGCCACCAGGTCGACATCGCGCTTCAGCAGCCCGAAGACCTCGCCCTCGCGCAGGCCGGCGAAGAGCGCCACCGCCACCGGCCCCTTCCACGGGTCGTCGACCAGGTCGATGACCGGCTGCATCTCGTGGGGCTGGAGGATGTAGCGGGGGACCTTCGGCACCTTGATCGGGGGCACGTCCTCGATGGGGTTGGTGCGGCCGTGCCACGGCCCGCCCGGCCGCCGCGCGAGCTCGAAGATCCCGAAGAGGTAGCCGCGGAGGTGCTTCCGGCTCTTCGGCGAGAGCTGCTCGGCCTTCTCCTCGAGGAGCCGGCTCACCCGGCTGGCGGTGATGAAGCCGAGCGGCTGGTCGAGCAGTTCCTTCAGGTGCTTCTCGAGGAAGGGCTTGATGTCGGGGCTCTTCAGCATCGAGCCCCGGGCCTTCCACCACCAGGTCAGCAGCCAGGCCAGGTCGTGCTTCAGGACGGCGCTGGAGATCGAGGCCAGGCCGGCGCGCTGGCGGTCCACCTCGAGCTCGTGCTCGGCGAGCCGCCGGCGGCCGTCGCGCTCCAGGGTCCGGCGGGCGAGCGGCGCGCCGTCGAGCGACCTGGAGCGGACGGTCTCCTGCTTTAGCTTGCCCAGGGCGTCGTACCACTGCACCACCAGGCGGCGGCCGTCCTCCCTCCAGAGCAGAGACCCCATGGGCCGCCTCCTATCAGACCCGGCGGCGGGAGCCCAGCGGCACCACCGGCGCGCCGCGCGGCGCGGGCGCCAGCTCGCCCCGCCCGAAGGCGCGCACGAGCTCGGGCGAGAAGCGCCAAAGCGCGCCCACCTGGATGCCGGGCAGCTGCCCCTCGCGGCGCAGCTTGTAGACCATGGAGAGCGAGACCCGGAGGAAGCCGGCCACCTCCTCGGCGGTCATCATCGGCTCCGGCTGCAGCGGCGTGGCGGTGCTCATGGTCCGTTCCTCATGTCGTGGTGGATGGCGGCCATCCCGCAGGCAGAGCAGGTAGCGGACGACATGCAGCCGTCTTGGCTCTCCCAGGCTGGACCGTCCCACTTGTGGTCGCAGTCCTTGACGAAGTGCTGCCCGTCGGTGGCGCTCAGGCAGTCCCAGCCCTTCGCCTTGCAGACGCCCGGACCGCCGCAGCGGTAGCCGCATCGGCACCGGCACGTCATGGCTTGGCCTCCAGGGCGGCGGCGAGCTGACGGTGGGGGCACGGCTTGGCGGTGTCGCCGGTGCCGTTCCAGATGCAGGTGCAGGCCGGGTCCGGGTTGCCGTACTTGCGGGCGACCTCCGCGACGTGGCGGAGCCGCTCGAGCTCGGCCTCGGCGGCGTCGGCCCGAGCCTTGTGGTGCTGGACCAGGGAGGCGTGGGACAGGATCACGTCCACGTTGGCAGCGTGGCTCTCCTTCCACCTCGCCACCTCGGCCTCGGCGGCCTCCGCTCGCTTGAGCAGGGCGAAGGACAGGGCGTTCGACTTCCCGGCGGCGTTGTCCGTGTTCTCCGTGAACAGGTAGACCGCCCTGGTCAACTTCTCCACCTCGGCCTCGGCGGCGCGTGTCTGCTCCCGGGCCTTCCCCATCGACACGCCGAAGTCATGCTTGGCGGCGACCCAGTCCTGCTCAAACTGAGCAGCCTTGGCCTCGGCGGCGTTGCGGGCGGCCTTCGCCCGCTCCACCTCGCCCTGGCGGCCGGCGGCCCAGGCGTAGAGGATACGGAGGTCACCCTCGGACACGCTGTCGAGCATCGCCGGGGTCATCACCTTCCCGGCCTCTAGGGCCTTCTCCGCGGCCTCGGCGCGCTTCTGCCACCCGGCGTGAGCCCGCTCGGACCACGCCTCGCTGGCGGCCTTCCACTCGTCGCGGTCCTTCGTCAGCCGCTCCACCTCGGCGCGGAGCTGCGCGATCCGACGAGCGAAGGCCTCGGCCAGCCTCACGTCCATCTCGATCTCGCTGGTCTCCGGGTCGCACCACGCCTGCCCCGCCAGCTGCCTGTCCTCGTTGGTGATCACCGGCGGAACTCCTTCCTCTTCGGCAGCGGGTAGCCGTGGCGCTGGCACCAACCGCGGACCGCCTCGACGAAGGAGGCCACGTTCATGTGGTAGGCCTCGTGGCAGGTCGAGTGGACCGCCATCACGTTGCCGATCCGCTCGAGCTTGGTCTTGGCTGGGCCGCCCTCGAGGTGGTGGGGCACCAACTGCTCGCCGTGCCGGGCCGGGGCGCCGCAGAGCTCGCAGCGTCCGTCGGCGCGGAGCCGCACCCGCTCGACCAGGCGGCGGTGCGCCTCGAGGTCCTGGAGCGCGGCCATGGCCTTGTCCTTCCGGGTGGGCAGGGTCTTCTTCAGCTTGCGGCGCCGGGCGCCGGAGTCGTCGTCGAGCATCCTCTTGGCCCTCCTGGCCATGTCCTCGAGCGAGGGCGCGTCGTTCTCGTGCCCCAGCACGTCGTCGAGCTTCACCACGTCTAGCAGCATCCTCTTCACCTGGCGGTTCACAGGGTCCGTCCCGAGGCCAGCCAGGCCGTCATCGCCCGGCGGTTGCAGCGCTCGAGCTGGTCGAGCATCTTGGTCTCGCGCCTGGTGTCGAGCTCGGTGCGGAGGACCAGGCAGGCGTCGCCCTGGGCCTGGGTCCGCTCCCGGACGGCGCCGGTGGGCCAGCTCTCCCGGATGACGAGCTCGAGCGTGGTCACGGCTGAACCTCCGGGAACTGCTGGACGCGGAGGTCCACGGGCCACTCGGCGGGGTCACGGCCGGCCCGGTCCACGCACGGCCAGGTGAGCGGACCGGGCTCCATGATCGGGTTGGCCCCGAGCTGCTTCACAAAGACCGGCGTGCCCGCGTCGAGGCACTGCTGGGCCAGGCGCCGCACGTGGGCCACGTTGCACGGCCGCGCGCTCGGCCCGCTCTCCCCGCCCACGATGACCCAGCCGATGCTGCCCGGGTAGGGAGCCCCGTCCCCGTCCTCCGGGAGCGGACCCAGGTAGGTGTCGATGTTCACCGGCCCGAGGAGCGGCTCGCAGGAGAGGAACCGAACGGCCGCCGGCGTGGCCAGCAGCTCGGGGATCCGCTCGTCGGCGGCGCGCTGGTCCTCGACGCTGACGCCCAGCCACACGTTGCGGAACGGCCAGGCGGTGCTCCACCCTTCCTTGCCGCCGGTGGGGATCGTCACCACGGCGCGCAGCCAGGCTGCCCGGCCCTCGTTGGTGTCGAGCCACTGGAAGAACTCGGCCATCCGGGCGGCCCGCTTCGTGAGCACCTGGAAGGTGTGGTGCTGGGCGAGCTGCATCACGGCGAAGATCCGGGCCACGTACTCGAAGGGCACCGCCTCGTGGAACACGTCGCTCATGCTGTTGACGAAGATGCGGCGCGGCTTCTTCCAGCGGAGCGGCAGGTCGATCGCCTCGGGCACCAGGCGGAGGTCGAAGCCCTGCTCGAAGGCGTGGCCGGGGACGCCGCGCCACCGCTCCGCGAAGGTCTCCGCGTAGCAGTTCTTGCAGCCGGCCGAGACCTTGGAGCACCCGCGGACGGGGTTCCACGTGCTGTCGGTCCAGGCGATCCCGGTCGTCTCACCCACGCGCCACCGCCTTCCTGACGCGCAGCGCGATCTCCTCCGAGACCTGCTGGTAGCTCTCGGCCGCGGAGGCCAGGTCCTGGGCCATGATGATGGGGTCGCCGCCCTGGTCGAGCGCCACCATGGCTCGGCGCCGGCACTCCTCGGCGCCGTTCAGCAGGGCCGCCTCGATCTTGTTGAGCTTCACGCGGCCTCCTTCGAGCCGCTCTTCTTCGGGGTGAAGGCCTTCACCGTGCCGCCCTTGATGACCCGGAGCAGGCCGCGCTCCTTGAGCAGCTCGTCGGCCATGTCGTTGAACCGCTTGAGGTCGCCGCGCTTGATGTCGGCGCCCAGGTACTTCTTGGTGGCGCGCTCGATGCCGGAGAAGGTGACGTCGACGCTGGCGGCCTCGTCCGCGGCCGGGCCGAAGATGGACTCCAGCGCCTTCACAGCCGCCTTGCCGTCGACGATCTCCCGGGTCTCGCTGTCGGGGTTCACGCCGTAGACCCGGCCGTCGGGGAGCGGGATCGGGGTCTGCCGGGCGAAGTCGCGGAGCGCGTCCTTCACGGCGTCCAGGATCTTGTCGGCCTGGGAGACGAGCTCGCGGAGCCGAGGCGCGTTCTCGATGTCGATGAGCGCCACGCCCTGCTTCACCAGGTCGAGGATCTCCTGGCTGTCCTGGCCGATGGTGGCCCGGGCGAGCGCCATCTTGGCCGGGCAGTAGCGGAGGCTGGGGCAGTAGCGGCAGTGGTCGCCCACCTCGGCGTCTGGGATCTCGCCCCGGGCGAAGGCGGCCCGGTCGTCGTGGATTCGGTGGCCCAGCTCGACGAGCCGGTCCTCGAAGGTGTCGAGCTCGAAGGCGCCGACGGTAGCCGTGGAGTGGTAGGGCTCGCCGTCGATGACCCGGATGATCTCGAGCTCCGCCTGGTTGCGCCCGTGGATGCGGCAGGCGCAGAGCGCCGCGGCGAGCAGCTGCTCGTCCTGGGCGGCCGGCCGGCGCCGCGCCCTGCCCTTGAAGTCACCGATGTAGACGGACCGCTCACCGGCGAGGCCCAGGCGGTCGGTGGTTCCGACGAACTCGGTGGGGCGGGCGCTGGAGTAGTCGCGGTCGAGGCCGCGGCCGAGTTCGCGCGCCTGGCCGGTGGCGGCGTCGAAGGCCATGGCCACCTCGGGGGCCACGTTGGCCATCTGCAGGTTGTCGAGAGGGATCATGGCCAGGACCTCGCGGTCCTCCTCGGAGGCCTCGGACAGGGCCAGGTCGCGCGCCTCGTCGACGGTCTTCCCGGTCTGGCTGATCTCCGAGACCCGCTGGAAGAACAGGTGGCGGGTGGTCCCCTCCTGGGCGAAGGCGCTGGTGGAGTCGACGCGCGGGAGGACGCAGGAGAGCCTGCAGGCGAAGGCGCGGGGGAGGGAGCTGAAGGTGGGCAAGGTCATGGTGGTCACCGGGTGGAGGCGGAGTAGAGGTCGGCGCCGGCCTTCTGCAGGTCCTTCGGCAGGCGGTTGATGGCGGCGCGGGCGCCGGCGCGCTGCCCGGCGGAGAGGAGGGTGCGGATCTCGACGAGCTCGGCCGGCTCACCGTCCATGGCCACGGGGTCGAAGCCGGGCTCGAGGGTGCGGTCGTGCGGCGCCACCTCGACGTGGACGGCGTCGACCACCTGGTGGGCGGCGGGCGCCGGCGCGGCGGCCGGGGGCGGCGGGGCGACGAGTCGCGGCGCCTCCACCTCCTGGCGCTGGTCCTCGAGCTGGTCATCGCTCGGGAGGCCCAGGGTGCCCTCCGGGTAGAACTGCTGCGCCCAGTAGCTGGCGGAGCGGTAGACGAACATCTGGTCGGGCATCGTCTGCCACTTCGAGTACTCCCCGCCGGAGCGGCCCTGCTTCGACCACCAGCCCTCGCCCTTGGCCATCTTCACGGTGATCCAGGTGCCCTGGCAGACCACCCGGTCGGAGAGGCGGGTGGCGACGCAGCGGACGCCGTACTCGTCCTGGTAGGGCTCGCCCTTCTTCTCCCAGGTGAGCGCGCTGAACTTCCCGCTCTTGTTGATGAGGGCGATGAAGAACTTGCCGAGCCAGCCCGGCTTCCCGTCCACCACGCTGATGTTCTGCATGACCATCATCGGCGGGAGGTCGAGGCGGGTGGCGAGCTCGACGGCGACGAGGCAGTTGCTCCAGCCCTCGGTGCCGGGCCGGCCGCGGAAGGTCTGGGGGACCACGCTCGAGGCGGCGAGCGCAGAGACCAGGCGCTGGATGGCCTCGAAGCCCTGGACCGTCTCGAAGCCCATCTTGATGAGGACGTTGCGCTGCTGGCGCTTCGGCTTCGCCAGGGCGGTGACCGGCGGCGCGGCCGGGGCGGTGTCGGTGGTGGAGGCGGCGGCGGTGGTCATCGGGCGATCCTCTGGTCCAGCTGGTGGGTGGTGGCGATGTCGTCGTGGGTGTCGGCCAGGTCGAGCTCGAGGCAGAGGGCGCTGCAGTGGTCGCCCTCGTGCGCGACCTCGGCGCCGCAGCCGCCGGCGCAGAGGTAGTCGGGCTCGTTGGCCTCCTGCTCGTGGATGCAGGTGCGCCAGGGGTTGGGCTCGGCGACGCGGGCCATGGTCAGGCGACCTCCGCCAGCGTCGCGCCGAGGAGCCGGGCGGCCCGGGCACGGGTGGCCTCGAAGAAGCCGTCGGCGTGCGCCATGACCCGCTCGACGCTGGAGTGGCAGAGGCAGACCGAGTGGTGGCCGGTCGGCCCGCGGAAGTGGATGCGGACCTGGTGGCCGGGACCAACCTCCGCCTCGACGCTCACCGTCACGCCGGACGGGGCCGCCTTGGTGAGGTCCTCCGCCAGCACCTTCGCCTCCCGCCACGCCAGCTTCTCGTCACCCGTCGTCGCCATGTGGTGTCTCCCCTTCGGCGCTCCGTTGCGCTCGATGGTTGGAAGCCTATTCCAAGTAGAATTGGAACGCAACTCCAACGGAAGGAAACTCCAATCCGCCCGACATGACGTGGGGTTGCGGACTACCGGGCTGAGCGCAGGGCGCGCTGGAGGTGCTCGTCCAGCAGCTGCAGGAAGCCCAGGGAGGCCTCCGGGTCGGGGCCGCTCAGCGCGCCGGCCGCGAGGCTGAGCGTGCGCTGGAGCTGCTCCAGGTGCTGCGGGAGCACGGCGCGGAGGTGCTGCCTGGACGCTTCGACCGCGGATTCAGGCGTCGCCTCGAGGGCGGCGGCCGCGGACCCAGGAAGGCGGGCCATGCGTTCAGTGGTAGCACGCCCGACGGACAGCCGGCGATGCCTACAAGGAGGGCTTCTTCATCCTCCACAGGATCACTGGGAAAATCGGCAGGCAGGGGACCAGAGCGGAGCCAGCGACGAGGGCGGAGGCGGGCCGGCCGAGGCTCGCTCGAGCGGCGCGCCAGCCCAGGAAGACGGCCAGCGCCACCAGCAGCGCCGTGGCAGCGGCGAAGGGGCCGGCGATGGTGCGGCCTTCGCCGAAGCCGGCGCCGAGGAAGTAGGCGCCCATCGCCAGGCACCAGGCGAGGGCAGCTCCGCGCCGCTGGCGCTGCCAGGCCGGCGTCATCGCTTGCCCCCGAGCTCGCGGTCGAGCACCAGGCCGGCGCTCCACTCGATGAACGGCCAGCCGCTGGGCGCCTTGAAGGACTCGGCGATGCGCCCGATCTCCTCGACCTTGAACGGCGTGGTGCCGTCCGCCTTCTTGTACCAGCTCCACTCCGAGAAGCCGGCCACGTCCGCCGCGGCCGCCACCGTCACCTCGAGCTCCTTCCGCTTGGCCTCGATCCGGTCGGCGATGAGCTGGTCGGGGTAGCGACTCTTGGTGGGCGGCATGGCTGGAATACTAATCCAATCGCTGGCTTACGTGGTGAACCGCGCCTGTCGTTGCGTTCCAATGAGGATTGGAATAGGTTTCCAAGTATGCGGACCGGAACCGAGAAGGGCCTGGGCGACGTCATCAGAAGCAGGCGCACCGCCCGGAAGATGACGCTGGCGCAGCTGGGCGAGGCGGCCGAGATCGACGTGAGCCAGCTCTCGAAGGTCGAGCGCGGGCTCTGCCGGACTTCGGTGGAGACCTACGACCGGATCGCCGTGGCGCTCGGCTGGACGCCGGCGCTCTTCTGGCAGCACGCCACTAGGTCTCCGCGGTCCGCCGCCTGACATGAGCCCCTCCGCTCCCGCCCACGCCGCCGCTGCCCGCCCACTGGAAGTATCGGCACATCCAGTGAAGCCCGAGAAGGGCCATCCCGGGGCGGCGCCTTCGGGCGGGGTCGCCTCTCCGGGTCAGCTCGAGACCCTGCGGCTCATCGCCGCGCACCTGAAGCTCAACGGCTACCCGCCCACGGTGCGTGAGCTCGTCGCCGACCTGGGCATCCGCTCCACCAACGACGTGGCCGAGCGGCTGCGCGCCCTCGTGAAGAAGGGCCTCATCCGCCGCGGCGCCCGTTCGGCGCGCGCCATCGCCATCACCGACCTCGGGCAGGCCGCGCTCCGGTGAGCCCCCCGGCCGCACAGGTCTCGCTGCTCGACTGGCGCCCGCCGGAGGTGAAGCCCACCTCCTGGCGCTGCCTGCAGCAGATCGAGGCCGAGGGGCTCCTCTCCGAGATGCGGCTGCTCGTCTACCGGGAGCTCATCCGGCGCGGGCCGGTGACCGGGCGCGAGCTCGACGCCGCGCTGGCCCGGCCGGGCGAGACCAGGACCAGCTACCACAAGCGCCTCTCCGAGCTCGAGCGGGCCGGCCTGGCGCGCGTCGCCCTGGTCCGCCCGTGCCAGGTGACCGGGCGCGAGGCCGAGGCCTGGGAGGCGGTCGACGCGCTGCCCCTCGAGGTGGCCGGTCGGACGACCCGCGTCGAGGCCTTCGCCGCCGAGCTGGCGGCCTTCTTCGAGGACAACCAGCAGACCTGGACCGGGCCGGAAGTGGCCCACCGGATCCGGCAGCTGCTCAGGGGGGACTGATGGCTGGGTACATGGCGCGAGCCGCGAAGGCGGACTGGCGCACGCCGACGGAGGTGGTGGAGCTGCTGCACGTGCTGTGGGAGGGCGGGCCGGACCTCGACCCGTGCGCCTCCCACGAGGCAACGCGCGACGAGCTGCTCGGCCGGCGAGAGAACATCTTCCTCGAGGCAGGCCCGGGCATCGACCCGAACCACCTCGACGGGCTGAAGCAGCCCTGGACCGGCCGCGTCTACGTGAACCCGCCCTTCGGCGAGCTCGCCGAGTGGATGGCCAAGGCGGTGGCGGAGCACGAGCTGCACGGCGCCGAGGTGGTGGTCCTGCTGCCGTCGCGCACCGACACCCGCTACTGGCACGACCTGGTGGCCAAGGCCGACGCCGTCTGCTTCTGGCGCGGCCGCATGACCTTCGTCGGCGCGCCGGCCGCGGCGCCCTTCCCGACGGCGCTCGTCTACTTCGGCCCGCGCCCATGGGACTTCCAGCGGGTCTTCACGTCGAAGGGGATGGTGGTCTGCCCATGAGCGGTCTCCCGTGGATCAAGGTCTGGACCGCCATCGGGAACCACCCGAAGGTCCAGCGGCTCGAGAAGGAGCTCGGGGTGCGCGACGCCCTGGGCATCGTCATCCGCCTGTGGTGCTGGACGGCGGACTACTGCCCCGGCGGCGACATCCCGGCCGGCGACGGCGACGCCGCGGCGCGGGCGGCCCGCGGGGACGCCTGTCGGAAGACGCCGAAGGTGATGCTGCAGGCGCTCGTCACGGCTGGCCTCATCGACAAGACCCCGCTCGGCTTCCGGGTCCACGACTGGGACGAGATGCAGGTCCGGCACGTCGAGGAGGAGGAGAAGCGGCGGGAGCAGGCCCGGGATCGGAAGGCCCGGCAGCGCGCCCGGGAGACCGTGACAGTCACGCGTGACGTCACGCGTGACATGGGTGACGAGTCACGCGAAGTCACGCGACAGATAAGAGAAGATCAAGACAAGACAGAGACTCCTACCGTTCTTCCCATGCCCGCTCGCAGGCGGGCGGGCGAGGCAGGGAAGCTGGGACCTCTGGCAGCTGACCTTCGGAAGGCCGTCGAGCAGGGGGTCAGTCACGGGCTCATCCCGCTCGCCACCCAGCCCGAGGCCGACGAGCTCGAGCAGCTCATCGAGCGCTTCGGCGGCGTCGACGAGGCGGTGGCCTTCGTGGCCGCCACCGTCCGCAAGCGCGACACCGACCCCCAGAGCATGGCCTGGCTGCTGACCGTCCTTCGCCCTTCGGCCGAGCAGGGAGCCAGGCCCCAGTGAGCGACGACACCATGGACCGCCTCCGGGCCTCGCTCGAGCGGATCCGCGCCCGGGCACACCGCCAGCCCGTCCCGGAGCCGGTGGCGAAGCCCACCCCGATGCCCACCACCAACGCTACGCCGCCGCGGCCCTGGTCTGAGACCGACCGCGAAGTTGGGGAGGACGGCTGATGGTCATCGCCCTGCTCTGGCTGCTCATGGCCGGCTCCATCGCGCTGACCTTCCACGCGCTCCGCCACCGCGACCCGCCCGGCGTCATCCCGCCGGAGGAGCGCCCCATCGACTTCACCACCCGCAGGAGGACCTGACCTTGGGCATCCAGAAGATCAAGCTCGGACCGAAGAGCCGCTTCTCGCCGGACGTGCCGGCCGAGGTGCAGGAGGCCGTCGACCAGGTGCTGGCCGCAGCGCCTCGGGAGGCCTTCGTCGAGGCGGCGGTCCAGGCCTCGGGCTGGCCCGAGACCTTCGTCGACCACCCAAGCGTGGAGGTGGGCGGGCTCGGCTGCGCCTGCGGCCGGCAGCTGCTACCCACCCGCGAGGCCACCTGGGAGCACCAGGGTGTGGTCCACCGGCACGGCCTGCCCTGCTACCGGAAGGGCGAGTCGAAGCAACTGGGCGCGCTGCCGGTGGTGGGCGCTGCCACCCCGGAGCCGCCGCCGGCGCCCGGCCGCGCCAACGTCCTCGACGACCTGGTGGTGCTCCTCCGGGAGCGGAGCGACTTCGGCCTCCGCAAGTACGGCACCCGCCTCGAGACCTTCAACGGCCGGGACGCCCACCTCGACCTGCTGCAGGAGCTGCTCGACCTGTTCGTCTACGCCCACCAGGCGCACATGGAGCGGGCCGAGCTCGAGCGGGAGAACGCCGCGCTGCGCGCCAAGGTCGCCGCCGCCTGCTGCGGGAAGGGCGGTTGCGCGGGGTGAGCACCTTCCTCGAGCAGCACCCGCTCCAGGACCAGCACCTCGATGACGCGCCTACCCCCCCCCCACCACTTTCCGTGCCAGGGGCGCCGATGCTGAACGAGCCGAGCGACCTGGGCACCGCGGGGCTGGTGGCGGACGCCTTCGCCGGCGTGGACGCCGAGCGCAAGGCCTACCTCGACTGGATCGTGAAGCGGGGCGGGACCTGCCGTGGCTGCGGCGCCACCGTGGGCGACGCCCAACTGCAGCTGCACCCCGGCGTCTGCGGAACCTGCCACCGGAAGAAGCACCTCACGCCGCTGAAGCCACCAGCACCAGTCGCTGCGCCTGAACCAGATCACCAGGAGGGGACCATGCCGAGAGGGAAGCCGAGCGAGAAGAGGACCTGCTGCGACAGCAACGGGACCAGGCACCGGGCCATCTGCCCGACGCAGCAGAGCAAGGCGCCGGCCGCCGGGCGGGCGCCGAAGGCGGAGAAGGTCCAGGCGCTGCCGGTGAGGCGAGCCAAGGCGCCCACGCTGGTGCGGGTGGCCAGCAGCAAGCTCTTCGACACCCAGGAGGCCACGGTCGAGCAGCTGGTGGAGACCATCGCCGCCTGCCGCGCCGAGCTCGAGGAGCGCCAGGAGCAGCTCCGCGCCCAGCTCGAGGCGGTGGCCAAGGCCATCGGGACCGCGGCGTGACGTCCGGGGAGGGTGGGAACGGCAGGTTGGCGGCGGAGATGGTGGCCCACCGCTTCCAGGACGAGGACGACCGGCGGCGCCAGGAGCTCGACGCGCAGCTGGCCAACGACCGGAGGCGCTCGCCCCGCGGCGGCCGCCGGAAGACGGACGACGGTCTCTGCTCGGTCTGCCGGGCGAACCCCATCCGCAAGGACAACACCAGCGGGGTCTGCTACCGCTGCCAGGTGGCGCCGGCTCGCGGCCGCTCGGTGGCCAAGGGCGAGTCCCCTCCGGTCCAGCTCGAGGTGCTGACCGAGCGCCAGCTCAGGGGCCTGATGGACGCCGCCTCGGCCGAGCTCCGCCGGAGGGCAGGGGGATGAGCCGCCCGGCGGGGGTCCTGGAGCGCGCCGCCTGGGCTCGGGACGACGCCGAGCACGCGCTCCATGCCCGCGTCCCCGACGACGAGGTGCCCGTGTCCCAGTGGGACCTGTGGGCCGGCGGCTTCGGCCGGCTCGACGCGCCCGACGAGGCTCGCGACGACCTGGTGGTGCGGAACTCAACTTTGCGCGCTCCGGCGTGAACTGCCACGACCGTCCTTGGCGGCAGCACGGGCCAAGGGCGGGTACGGGTGACCGAGGGCACGAAGCGCAAGACCGGAGGTCGAGCGGGGGCTGCCCCCCCCGGTTCCCGTTCGACCTCCGGCCGTGCAATCGCTCCCGGGGGGAAGGGGGCTCGCATCTCCAGGAGCTCGAAGCGACCCTCCCGCGCCGCACCTGGCGCCCGCTCCGCCGCCGAGCTGCTCACCGAGGTCCAGGTCACCGACGGCCTCCGCCTCGACGCCGAGGACCTGGCGGTGCTCAAGCGGTGCTGCTCCCTGCGCCCGCCCCGCAACGCCGCCGCCATCGTCTCGGCCATCAAGGCCCGGCTCGAGTACTCCCAGCGCAAGCCGACGACCGCGGTGGAGCACTCGGGTGGACTGCACCTGACCTTCGTCTCGAGCTACGCCGACCCGCCCAAGGAGCCGCCCGGTGGGTGACGTCACCGTCCACGGGGCGATGAAGCCCAGGCCCCACCAGCGGGCCGCCCACGCGATGCGGGCGCTGTTCCGCTTCCTGGTGCTGGTCTGGCACCGCCGCGCCGGGAAGACCGTCTTCGCCATCGAGGAGCTCATCGAGGGGGCGATGGAGGCCACCGCGGCCGGCCGCGCCAACGCCCGCTTCGGCTACGTGGCACCGCTCCTGAAGCAGGCCCGCGCCGTCGCCTGGGACTACCTCCGCCAGCTCACCGCCCACATCCCGGGCGTCCTGGTGAACGAGACCAACCTCGAGGTGACGCTGCCCGGAGGGGCTCGCATCCGGCTCTTCGGCGCCGACAACCCGGACGCCATGCGAGGCCTGTACTTCGACGGCGTGGTCCTCGACGAGGTCGCCGACATGCGACCGCAGACCTGGGGCGAGATCATCCGCCCGGCCCTCGCCGACCGCCAGGGGTGGGCCATCTTCATCGGCACGCCGAAGGGCGTGAACCTGTTCTCGGACCTATACCAGCAGGCGCTGAAGGGCGAGGAGGGCTGGGGCTACGACATGCGCCGGGCCGACCAGACGGACGCTCTGGATCCGGCCGAGGTCGAGTCGGCCCGGCGCCAGATGTCGCCTCCCCAGTTCGCCCAGGAGTTCGACTGCGACTTCTCGGCCGCGGTGGCCAACACCGTGTGCCCGCTCGACGCCGTGCTGGCGGCGCAGCGCCGGGTGCCGCCTCGCTCGGTGGTGGATGCCAGCCCGAAGATCCTGGGCATCGACGTGGCCCGCGAGGGCGACGACCGCTCGGTCATCTTCCTGCGCCAGGGGCCGGCCAGTTGGGAGCCCAAGGTCTTCCGCAAGCTCGACCTGATGGAGCTCTGCGGCCAGGCCGCGGTGGTCATCGCCAAGCACGAGCCGGACGCGGTCTTCATCGACATGACCGGCGTCGGGGCCGGCGTGGTGGACCGCCTGCGCCAACTCGGCCACGGCGTCACAGGCGTCCACTTCGGCGCCACCGCCCAGCCGTGGTCCGGGGAGCCCGCCTTCCGCAACCTGCGCGCCGCGATGTGGTGGCGCATGGCGGACTGGATCAAGTCCCAGGGCTGCCTGCCGGAGATGCCGGAGCTCGTCCGCGACCTCACCGCCCCCACCTACCACCACCGCAACTCCGCCGGCTCGTGGCAGCTCGAGTCGAAGGACGAGATGAAGGACCGCGGCATCGACTCGCCCGACCTGGCCGACGCGCTCGCCCTGACCTTCGCGCTTCCAGTGGTGAAGCGCTCCCGCTTCCACGACCAGGAGTCGGCCTACGCGAGCGCCCGCTCGGTGGCTGACTTCCAGCCGTCCATCGGCTGACCGGAGAGACCATGGGCAAAGCCCCCAAGCCACCGCCTCTGCCACCCGCCCCGCCGCCGCCGCCGGACCCGGTCGACCAGGCCATCCGCGACGCCGCCGCCGGCGAGACCCGCCGCCAGGCCGCCTCGAGCGGGCGCCGCGCCAGCTTCATGACCGGGCTCCTCGGCGACACCTCGACCGTCCCCACCGCCACCAAGAAGCTCCTGGGGGCCTGACGTGCTGACCCCTCGCCAGCGCTTCGTCTCCCGCCTCGGCTCGCTGAAGAAGCTGCGCGCCCCCTGGGACGAGCGCTACCGCGAGATCGGCGACTACCTGCTCCCCTGGCGCGTGGCCTTCGGCGCCAGCGACCGGGTGAAGCGCACCGCCTCCGACAAGATCCTCGACCCCACCGGCACCTACGCCCTGCGGACCTGCGCCGCCGGCATGAGCGCCGGCATCTGCTCCCCGGCGCGCCGCTGGAAGCGCCTCACCACCCCGACGCCCGACCTCGCCCAGAAGGGCGCGGTGAAGAAGTACCTCTACGACGTCGAGCAGATCATGGACTGGATCCTGCTCCGGTCCGGCTTCTACGGCGTCACCTCGGGCGCGGTCTTCCCCGACCTCATCGCCTTCGCCACCCACGGGCTCCTGGCCGAGGAGGACCACCGCACCATCGTCCGCTGGAAGCCCATGCCGGTGGGCCAGTACTGGCTCGCCGCCGACGCCGACGGCCAGGTCGACACCGGCTACCGCGAGTTCCAGCTGACGGTGGGCCAGCTCGTGGGCGAGTTCGGCCTCGAGGCCTGCTCCACCATCGTGAAGGACCAGTACAAGCGGGGCCAGTACGACGTGGCCCACAAGATCCTCCACGTGGTCGAGCCCAACCGGCGCGACGAGGAGACCGGCTTCGACGGCGCGCGGGCCGGGCGCTGGGGCTGGGAGGGCATGGAGGTCCGCTCCGTCTGGATGGAGACCTCCACCCCGGTCGGCGACGAGACCAGGTTCCTCCGCACCGCTGGCTACCGCGACTTCCCCATCATCGCACCGCGCTGGGGCCGCACCCAGCCGGAGGACACCTACGGCACCGGGCCGGCCTTCGAGGCCATGCCCGACGTGAAGCAGCTGCAGACGATGAAGCGCCGGCTGCTGCAGATGATCGAGAAGCAGTCCATGCCCGCGCTCACCGGCCCGGACATCCTGAAGGTCCCCAGCCAGCTGCCGGGCACCTACTTCGCCTCGCCCCCGGGCACCGAGCGGGTCCAGCCCATCTACGTGCCCGACCACGGCGCCGTCACCCAGGTGCGTGAGGAGATCCGCTCCCTGCAGTACGCCATCAAGGAGGGGCTCTTCGCCGACCTCTGGCGCGTCATCACCGACGACGAGAGGACCCAGCCGGCCACCGCCGAGGAGGTCCGGGCGAAGCGCGAGGAGCGGCTGCTCCAGCTCGGCCCGGTCGTCGTCAACGTGGAGGAGGAGTACCTCCGCCGCGTCATCGACCGGATCTACAACCTGGCCGAGCGCTCCGGGATGCTGCCGCCGGCGCCGCCCGAGCTCGACGGCGTGGAGCTCAAGGTCGAGTTCCTCTCCATCATGGCCGACGCCCAGAAGGCGCAGCAGATCCCGGCCATCGAGCGGACCGCCGCCTTCATCCTCTCCCTGGCCCAGATCGACCCCGAGGTCCTGGACGACGCCGACGGCGACAAGTTCGCCGAGCGGTACGCCGAGGTGGCCGGCCTGCCGCCCGACCTCATGCGCTCGCCCGAGGGTCGAGATGCCCGCCGCAAGGCCAAGGCTGCGGCTGCCCAGGCGGCCCAGCAGGGCGCTGCCATGGCGGTCGCGGCCAAGAGCGCCAAGGACCTCTCCGGCGCCTCCCTCGAGAGCGACAACGGCCTCACCCGCATCCTCGGCGCCATGCCGCCCGGCGTCTCCTCGCAGGCCGGCGGCGGCATGAGCGCTCCCTTCGGGCCGGGGGTGCCGGCGTGAACCAGACCACCACCAGCCGCCAGGCGCGCGCCGTCCAGGAGGACGCCCTCCGCCAGGCGGCGCGCCAGCTCCGCAAGGACGCCCTCCAGCTGCTGAAGCTGTCCGCCTTCCACCGCTTCATGGCCTCGCACTGGTACGGCGAGCTCGGCCTGGGCAGCGACCCCTGCCGCCCCAGCGCCTTCGAGGCGCAGCGCGCCGCGGCCCGCATCGGCGTCGCGGTGGAGCAGCGGAAGCGCCTGCTGATCCTCGACGCCGGCGGGGTCCGCAAGATCGACGACGCGCACCACGACCAGGTCGCCGCAGAGCTGGGGCTGCTCGACACCATCCAGGACGAGCCAGTCCCCGAAGAGGAGAGCAGCGATGGCTGAACCCACCACCACGCCCGCCAAGGAAACCACCGCGGCGGCCCCGGAGGCTGGCGCTGCAGCTGCGCCCGCCGCCACCACGCAGGACCCGAAGAGCACCACGCCCCCGGCGAAGGCCGAGGGCGAGAAGAGCACCACCGAGACGCCGAAGACCGAGGAGGGCAAGAAGCCCGAGTCGTTCCTCGACGCCTCGAAGACCGACCCGGAGAAGAAGCCCGACGAGTCGCCCAAGGGCGAAGAGACGCCGGCCTTCAAGCTCCCGGAGGGGGTCAAGGCCGACGAGCCGCTGGTCGCCGCGTTCACGTCCACCGTCAAGGATCTCAAGCTCTCGGGCGAGGCCGCCCAGAAGCTCGTGGATGCCTACGCTGGCGTCATCGCGGAGCAGAACAAGGCGGCGCAGGAAGCCTGGGCGAAGACGCTGGCGGACAACCGCAAGGCGCTCGAGGCCCACCCGGAGATCGGCGGCACGCACCTGGAGAAGAGCCAGGCCGAGGCGAGGAAGGCCATCGTCTTCCTCGACCAGCAGCACGGCGGCCTTGGCTCGCGAGTGGTCGGCAAGCTGTCCCAGCTCGGGCTCGGAGACGACCCTGACCTGGCGCACTTCCTGACGCTGGCGGGCCGCAGCATGGCCGAGGACCGAACCGGCGACCGAAGCACTCCGAGCACGCCCAACCAGACGAGCGAAGAGGCTCGCATGGCCAAGCGCTACCCCACCATCAAGGGCATCCAGTCCGGCAAGTCCGGCGGATAGCCCAGCTGAAAGGAAAGCACCATGGCTGACCCTCGTCTCACCCTGCTCGACTACGCGAAGAGCAAGGACCCGGACGGCACCCAGGCTCAGGTCATCGAGCTCATGAATCAGTTCTCGCCGGTGCTGCAGGACGCGCCGGCCTACCCGTCGAACGCGCCCTACGGCAACCGGACCACCCTCCGGCGCAGCCTCCCGGCCGTCGGCACCGCCAAGATCAACAAGGGCGTGGCCAAGTCGAAGAGCGTCACCGACCAGCGCGTCGACTCCATCGGCTTCTTCTCGGGCCGCTCCGAGGTCGACGCCCGCATCCGCAAGGTCGAGGGCGACGGCGCCTTCGCCACCCGGCGCAAGGGCGAGGACATGGCCTTCGAGGAGGCCCTGGTCCAGCTCGTCACCAACACGGTGTTCTACGGCGACACCAAGACGGACGAGGCCAGCTTCGACGGCCTGGCTCCGCGCATGGGCGCCGTCGCCACCGGCATCACCGGCTCCCAGGTGAAGAGCCACGGCACCGTCACCGGCTCCGACGGCTGCTCGCTACATCATCGACTG